TTAATCAAACTAAATTTTATTATCTATATTATAATAAGAAAAAAAAAAAAAAAAAAGAAACAAATAAAATTAATAAAAAAAAAAAAAAATTATTTTCAAAAAAAAAAAAAAAAAAAAAAAAATAAAACATTTTCAAAAAATGAAAAAAATACAAACAGAAGATATAAATAATTATAAAAAACGAGATGAACAATTAGTAAAACAAAAAAAGAAATGTAAAAAAAATAAAAATATTTTAAAAGAAGTTGATAATCAATTAAAGAAAAAAATAGAAATAGGAAAAGATATAAAGATAAAAAAAAGTTTAAAAAAATTAATACAAGAAGAAAAAAATTTAGGAAATAAAAAAAAGGTAATAGGATTGGAACTAAAGTATGATTTATTAATTTTAAAAATCGAATCAAATAAAGATTCATTCAAACGAAAATCAAAACAATTAAATGAATTAATAACAAAAATTTTAAAAAAAAATGAAAAAGAAGTAAAAATATCAAGTTATGTACAAAAATTTCTAAAAAAAAATAGAATTCAAAAAAAAATTCAACAGAATTTAAAAAAATTTTAAACCGATGAGTCAAAATTGAAATAAATATAATTTATTTTTTACTTAACATAAATCTAGGATGTATATTTGTAGCCATTAATTCTTGAAATAATAATTTAGCAGCATATGATATATCAATTATAACCATATCATAATTATTACATACTTTACAATAATATTTATTATCTTCTGTAAATTGTGGAATAAGACCACATACGGGGCAAATAGGTAATTTCATACTATCAGAACTATCTAATAATCGTTCACTCAATACATTCATAGCTCCATGTGATAATATACAATCACGTTCCATTTCACCAAATCTAATTCCGCCGGATTTACCTCTTCCTTTAACAGGTTGTTTAGTTAATTTCATAATAGGTCCAGACTCAGGAGTTCTACTTTGAACTTTATCGTCAACCATATGTTTTAATCTTTGATAAAATGTAGGGCAGAAGAATAATTCAGTTTCTAATTGTTCTCCCGTTTGCCCATTATATAAAGTTTCATTTCCATATTTTTGAAATCCTATATTTTCAAGAATTTGTCCAATATCTTCAACTTGAATATCATTGAAAATCGTTCCATCAGCAAGTGTTCCCTTGAAACATCCAATTTTTCCAAGTAATGATTCTAATAAATGACCAATAGTCATTCTGGATGGTATTGCATGAGGATTGAGTAGTAAATCTGGAATTTCACCAGTTTTTGTAAAAGGCATATCTTCTTGACGATAAGTGATACCGCAAGTTCCCTTTTGTCCATGCCTTGAAGCAAATTTATCACCAACTTGTGGCATTCTTTCTGTTCTAACTCTAACTTTAATATTTTTAGTATTTTCAGTATTAGTAGTTAAAATAACATCATCTATAATCCCAGATTTATCTGTTTTTGTTTTTACACTTACATCTTTTTTTGTTTGAATTAAATTATCTGTGTCAAGGTCGGTAATTGGTACATTCATTGTTTTACCAACAATTATATCATTACCGGTTACTCTTTCTCCAATATTAATAAGTCCGTCATTATCTAATTTTTCATACATTAATGTATTACAATTAATACATGTAGTAGTGCTTGGTTTTTCAATGTTTTGATTTGCTTGTTCGTCAATTGAATATGAATTTGTATATGTTGTTCTAAATAATCCTCTATCAATAGAAGATTGATTTATTATAAGAGAATCTTCTTGATTATATCCAGTATAACAGGCTATTGCAACTATTAAATTTTGTCCTGCCGGCATTTTCTCAAAATTAAATAATTTAAGTGATTTAGTTTGTGTAAGTGGTTGTTGAGGATAATATAAAGAATAACTAGTTCCATCAAATCTTTGATTTATTGTTGTAGAAGTTATTCCTAATGCTTGTTTTGCCATAGCACATTCAAAAACATTACGAGGAGCCCCATTTCTATTTGGGAATGGTATAATTGAACCACATACACCTAATATCATAGCTGGGTCGATTTCACAATGAGTATATAATTTATTTTTTTTATTATTATAAATATCAGATAGTTTCATACCACATATTATATTTTTCTCAAATTCAACATCAATATATTCTATTAAATTATTTGTAATCAAATAATTCCATTTTATTATATTATTTGTAAGCATTTCTATATGATTTTTTTGAATATTTAAAAATTTTGTTTCTAAATTAATTGTATATATAGGTCTAATTAGTCTTCCATAATCACAACGAATTAATATTTCCTTATATTTTGTGTCAATATTAATACAAACATCAAAATTTATTTCTTCACTTTTTTTTTTATTGATTATATATTTTATAACTGAATTTGGGGAATTTGTTGTAAAATACCATCCAGAATTTATAAAAATTTTATAAATATTATTTATATTACTTAATGATAAATTTGTAAGATCTTCTACCATATTTGATTTTTCTAAAATTTTTTTTATATGAGATGGAGATGTTTCCGCAGATATTTTACACATTAATGCCAAATTTTTTGTTAAACCAGTCTTTGCCCCTTCCGGTGTTTCTGTTGCACAAAACATCCCCCATTGACTTGTATTAAACCAACGAGGTTCTGGTTTTTTTAAATCCGCACTAATTGTATTATTAGCCGAACGACGTAGTATAGAAATAGCAGATATGTAATTTTCTCTTTCAAGTTTTTGAGAAATTCCAGCTGGATTTTTATCTGCTCCTTTTATACCCCAATTTCCAGTAGCAAATGAATAGTTTAAACTTTCAGTTAAATATTCTCCATTATTAGATAATGTTTTTATTTTAATATTATCTAAATTATCAGTAAATTTTACTTTATTTATTAAATTAAGTTTTGTAGTATCAATAAATTTTTTTAAAACTTTTTCAAAAAGTTCTTTTAAATATACACCTGATGTTGTAATTCTTTTGTTTATAAAATTGTCTTTATCACTTTCATTTTGTCTCTTTAAAATCACATTACATAAGTAATGTGTCATATATCCAAGCATATAAATTTTATTTTTATTGTTATATTTACCAGGTAAATATGTGAATAATACTTCATCTAATAAATTTTTAGCATTTAATATTGTATTATCATATGATGTATTTTTTGGCGAAAAACGTTTTCCAATATAATTTAATGCAACTTCCGTATTATTTATATATTCAGATTCTAAAATACTATTAGTTAAAAGTTGTGTCATATGTATATCATTTTTATCATATACAATATATTTCATAATTTCTTCATTATCAGTTATCCCCAATGCTTTAAATAAAATCATAAGAGGAATAGCTTTATCTTTTTTAATTTCAATTCGAAATACCGCTTTTGATGAAATTGATAAATTTTTTGAAAGAAATTCATAACTTATTTGTAACTTCTGATTATATGAACCATATTTACCAATGATTTCATGTAATATATATATACGTTTATTATGATTTATATCATCATTGCAAATTAATTTATTTCTTGCAACATTTTCTGATGATATTAATACTTTTTCAGATCCATTTATTATAAAATATCCACCTTGTTCATAAATACATTCATTGTGATTTTGTAATTCTTCTCGTGATAATTTATTTAATATACATAAATCACTCTTTAACATGATTGGGATTTTTCCAATTGGCATTTTACTACTTTGCTGATTTAATATTTTTTCTGTATTTGCAGTTAAATTCTTTTCGTATATTGAAATTGTTGTATTTATCCATAAATTAGCTTGATATGTCATATTTCGTAATCGACATATATCAGGAGTTAATTTTTTACCATTTTCTAAAATTATATTATCCATTTTTGTATTTCCAAATGTTAATACATACATTTGCATTTTGATATCATCACTTGTTTCAGAAGAATATTTATTACCATTTATAATAATCGGTGGTAATTTTGACACTATATTTGGTATATCAGTATTTATAAATTTATTATAAGAATCTAAATGATGGCTAACAAAACCCTCACTTTTAAAAAATTTTTTAATAACAATCCAACTATCATCATTTGTAATATTACAATGTGTACTATTAATTAATGTATTCATAAAATATATATATTCTATAAATATATTTTATAAATATATTTATTACTATTTATATTTAGAATTATTTAAATTGATTTTTTTTATGATAATAAATAAAAGATTAACAATTTGATATTAGTGATATCAGCAGTGATTATTAAATTTAATAATTTTGACTGACTTATTGAAGGAAAAATAAATCTAATAATTGTTCATTTGATGTTATAATTTTTGGCCAATGTAAATTATCACCATTTACATCATTATAATATCTTTGTGGATTACTTGTTAATTCATTTAATAATTCTTTATATGATAAATGATCTGTTTCTACTCTTTTTTCAAAAAAATCTGTAAAATTGTAGGTTAACCAGCCACCATCACCAGTATATAATGCACTTCTTGTATCATCAGGTCCACTTTCTCTTGCCGCCGAATAATATATATAATTGATATTATTTGTAATTTGATTTTTGTTTATAATTCCATCACTAAAACAAGAATCAAAAACCATAATAAGTAAACTTGTTTCATGAATTTGATTTAATAAACTAGAAAAACTAGTATCTTGTATATTAAACCAACTTTCTTGTGTTCCATCAGATTCAGAACTTGAAGATGATTGATTACCATGACCACAATAAAATAATACACCAAGCGTATTAGGTTCTTTCAATTTATTTATTAATTGATTTAAATAAGTAGTAGGTGAACTTCTTACTGTAACAGTTTCATTAAAATTATATTTCGAAGATGATAAAATATTTTTCATTTTATCAGATACAGTATAATGATTTGTTAAATTAAATCCCCACATACTAATTGGCCCATCAAAAAAATATGCTATTTTATTTGAATAGTTTTGTTTTTTTTGACATTTTTTTAATTCATTTCCAAAATATGCATAAAATTTATTATCAACTTTAATAACAACTGATTCTTCAACACCCCCAGCACTTAATCTGGATACAGTTCCTAATTTCCCGTCTTTAGTTATAACATTATCACCAATTTGGAACATATTTGTTATACTTATAAATTTTATTTTATTTATTATAAAATTATTATAATAATATTTGTCTTCCATGTTTTATTAAAAAAAAAAATTTTAGATAATTCATTATATCTTAAATACAAAATTTATATAAAATTTTAAAATCGATTTAAGTTGATATTAATAAAACGATATAAATAATGTCAGATTCTGTCATGAATACAATAATGAATTATTTTATAAACGTAATAAATACATTAAGTCATTTAAATATTTCTGATACTTTTTATGAAATATTTGATTATCAATTCATTTATCCATTAATTTTAACACTAATTACAGTTAGTGTTCTATATATAAGTAATTTGTTGGATAATTCCGAAGATGATTCTACTACTGTTGTTGAAGAAATTATTCCAACAGAAGTTGAGAATAATGTTCAAAATCGTATTGAACTTGAAAATATTGGAAGAATTTTAAAAACAAAATATTCAAAACAAGAAGAAATTGTAAAAATTTATCGCGATTTAATTGAAAAGTTACTTGAAGAAAGGAGGAATTTGAATAATGGAAATCAAACATTTTTAAATAAATGTGATGAAATGTTAGATGATTACAAATGTTGTTTAACACAATATGATGATAATATAAAAATTGTATTAGAAAAAAGTAAAGATTTGGTGAATGATATTGATGTCATTAATCAAACATATGATAATACATTTATTAAAGACAAAAAATATGTTGATGAAAATATTAAACGAATAAACTTTCTAATTTCTGAAAAAAAAACATTAGAAAATATTAATAATAATTTGAAACAACAATGTACAAAATATTCTGATGATAATGAAGAAATAAAAAAAAAAGAATACGAAAATACTACTATTTTTTTATACAGAAAGAAAAATTCTGGAACAAAAGTTCATACAAAACCAGATTGTATATTTCTTAAAAATCAAATAGAGAGAATTTATACAATTTGTCGTAAAGATTTAGATTATTACGTTGATAATGAATGTGTTTGTGCACATTGTTATGGTGATTTTGTGAATAGATATATTAATTTGTATTCTATTAAGACAAATATTGCAAATTCAAAAAATGTAGTTCATTTAAGTCATGAATGTCAACATTTACGTGATAAAGAAGTGAAAAAATCTGTTTATGATTATTCAAATTATTTACTAATGAGTGATTTTGATTTAATTTGTACTACTTGTAAAAATACAAAGACCAATAATTTTACAGATGAATTTATTACTTAAAATTGATTACTTATAATATGTAATAAAAACAAATATGATACCAACTGAAATAATTAATTTAATTAAAAGTTTTTTAATCAAATGTCCTACATGTAAATACTATAATATTAAAAAATATTTTAAGTATTGTAGTATATGCCAAGATAATAAATTAATATGTGTTTATTGTTTAGTTGTAAATCGCTATAAAAATTATGACAATTATGAATGTCACGAATGTTATTATAATGAACAAGAAGATGATGGCCTTGATATTATAGATTGGCTAACATTTTAGACAAAAAATTTTAAGTCCCGAATTTATATAAATTAAAACGTTTTAATTTATGTAAATTCATTAATTAAAGCATCTATATTATAATTTTCAATATCGATTATTTCTTCGCTATTACCAATAACAATATTATCTTTGATTTCAAAATGATTAATAACATTTCCCACAAATAAAATTTTTGCCAAAATCTTGATTGGAAGTCTTTGACTATTTGGAATAAAAAATCTTTCAAGATACATCATACTTTTACATATCCATAATGATGTTTTAATATATTTTTCTTTTTCTTTTTTATACATTGTCATTTGATTATGCGTATTTTTCATCAATTTTTGTCGAATTTCCATTGTATTCTTTTTGAGAATATCATAAATTGTTAAATAACAAAAATCACTTTGGTCATCTTTACAAATACATATATCAAAACAAGCATTATAAATACTAATAACTAAAGGTTTGCTTACTAAAATATTATCACACTGATAATTTAACATTAATGTAAGAATTTTTTTATGAAATTTCATTTGGTTTCGTTTACTATATAAATCAATCCAATTAATTTTCTCAAAATTATAGTAAGATAATACTTCAGACATTCGAGGAAATAAATATTCTAATTTATATTTAAATGCAGTATTTTCTAAATTATAATTTTTGAAAATAGTTTCAAATTCTTTAGAAATAGTTTTTATTTCTAAAATTTCATTTCCTTCTAAAAAAGAAAATACAATAGATAAAGAATTCAAAGATAGATGATTAAAATCATTCATTTTTGAATAATTTATTTTGGAATAATTTATTTTTTTTATTGTCAACTTTTGTCTTTTTAAAGTTCTTGATATCATTACCGATATTTATTATTGTAAATTAGATTAAAATCAATTTTATTTTTTTTTAACGATATTAAATAATAATTCAAAAGTCTATTTATATAATACCATTATTACTATAAAGCTGATAAGTTTCTTCTAATTTATAATAAACATTACGATATAATATATAATGCAATATATATTAGTGGTTGATAATACAAAAAATTTGAAAAAGGCGTTTATGACACCAAAATTAATTAAATGTTTGAAAGATGCTAATGTAAAATATAAAATTCTTTCTGAAAGAAAAGAATTATATCAACTATTACATAATGATATATCAAATATTCTTGGTATAATTTTAAGTGGTGGACCACTTTGTTTAAGTGAATCTTTAACAATAGATTCAATTAATAAAAATATTGCTGTATTAACTCAATTGAAAGATATACCTATATTGGGTATATGTTTTGGATTTCAAGTTATTGTAGCATGTTATGGAGGAAAAATAATTTCAATGAATAGAGAAGATACAGGAAATGTTATTATTTATACAAAAAAAAAATCTAAATTATTTAAAGGATTAGGTAAAGAATTTGTCTGTTATCAATCACATAAGGATAAAGTACGAGAAGTTCCACCTAAATTTGAAATAATAGCACAATCAAGTAATAAAATAATACAAGGTATTCAAAATATAAAATTAAAAAGATATGGTTGTCAATTTCATCCAGAGGGATATTTAAAAACAAATATTATAATATCCAATTTTATAGATATTTGTTTAAGTGAATTATAAAATTATGTATAAAGATTATTTATTATATTTATTATTATATTTATAATAATTATATAAAGAATATAATGACATCAAATCAAAACAATACAGAAGAAGAAAAATCTGATTTTTTAACGGAATTGGAAAATAACGATAACGTAGAAAAACTTACTAGGGATAGAGAAACATTAAAAACATTAGATATACAGGAGGATAATATATTTTGGCATAAAGGCTCGGAATATTCAATGAAGAATATTTACAAATATACTAGAAAAGATACTTCTTTATACTTTGTTAAGTGTACAAATACAATGTTTATATTTGATAGAATTCAAGGTTTAATTATACCAAGAGGTCCAAATAAATTAGCACTCATAAAAGA